ACCCCCACGAGTCTTTACTTACAAACACCAACCACGGATAGCCCACCCGATAGTCTGCCTGTTTCTTTACTTGTGTTTTCATCACTCGTTCCCTTTCCATACGGCTACTGCCCCGTCATCTGTGCTACCGACAACCCAAACGCCCGACCAATCCATACGCTCTACATACTGTTGTATAGCGTTAGCGTAGTTCTCGTTCACGCCGTCTAGGTTGTTATCCCAATCCACAAGGATACGCTCGTGCCCGTCAAGGCGTGACACGCTAATCCTGTTTGTGTTCGGTAGCCATTTTGCCCTGATAGCCGTACGGTCTGACCGTACAACCTTTGGTTGTGTTGTTGTTTCTGTGGTCATTCTGGTTTCCCCTCATTATGTAAATCTTTACGGCGTGACACTTGGATTTCCTCAATGGTAAAAACCTCACGGCGTTGTTCCCAATCCAAAGAGTCCCAATCTATGTCTAGCAAGGTACAAGCGTGGTATTTATAGGTGCTCTCGCTATGACCGTATGAGAACGGCAGAATAAAATCCTTGCCTTGCCCTATCACCCTCATAGAGTAGTAACTGTTCCCGTTAGCCTTATCAAACCAACGCCTCACGCATAGCGTGTATTGTGTTTCTGTTTCTGTGGTCACTGTTCTGTCCCCTTTTCTTTTTGTAGTTCCTCTACCGTGGCGATAAGTTGCGCAAGGATAGCAAGCATTATTGGCTCGCTTTTCCCGTGCTTTTGCCATACCTCGTAGGCTTGCTCTTGTGGTGTCATTGTGTTTTCCCTTTCTGTTTGGATAGCCCTCGCTATCCGTTGTTGTCACTGTAACAAGCGTTATACGCATTGTCAAGTATTTATTTTGTGACAGTTGTCACACCCTTGTGTTAGGTATGCCTAACTAGTCCACCTCTACTGTTTCCATAATAGATGCCCTGAACCTATCGCCCCCAAGAGTCTCGCCACAAAACTCACAAGCCTGCCAAGAAAAGCCCCCGTCTAACTCTCCCGTGTCGGGGTCGCTAATTGGGTATGGTTCATCTCGCCATTCTTGTACCCCTTTGGCGTATCTTTCGGCAAAAGTATCGGGGGCGTTCTCTACGCTCCCTAGACCGTTTGCGCTTGCCATAAGACAGTCAGAACAAATGTCTATCTCTTGTCTAGTTTTGTATGTGTACACTTTCGTGCCCTTTCTGTTTTCTGCCCTTGTGGGCATAGTTCCCTAGTCTGTCGTGAACAGTCGCCACCTATGTGGGCTAGGGATAGGGGGGGCTATCGGGCTATCTCAACCCACACCCAACTGTCGGCATCATCTCTATCCCATACAGATGATGCCACTAAGCCGTAGTTCTGTCGGGGGCGTATGTGTCCCCTAACTTCTGTATCGGTCACACTATCCACCCATACCGTCATTGTCTCTTGGGGGTACATAGAGTGCCACCCCGTCACCTTGTAGCGTTTGCCCTGTTCCATTATGCTATGTCCCCCAAAATCCGTGAGCAAACCAGTTCCTCAATGTCTCTTAGGGCGATAATCGCGTCGTAATCGTCGCCTGCGCAGAACCTAACAAAGTTGTGTAGAGTTTTTAGGCTCGCCTCTATTCTTTCTCGTTCCTCTTTTTCCATTTCGTCAAATGTCACTTTCGTGTCCTTTCTGTTTTGCGCCCCCTTGTGGGGCGTAGTGGGTGGCAAGGTGGCGAACCTTGCGAGGGGCAACCCCCACCCGATTGGGTTGCCTATCGGCAAGCCTGACGGAAACGGTGAGGCGTGAACCGTGGATTGAGTTCAGTGAAAACATCTGTCAAGATTTCCACGACATCATCCATAGTGTCTAAACGGTTTCGGGTTTCCATTGTTGCCCCCGTTGCCTCTATTTCCTCACGGTACGACCTCAACGCCGAGGCTATGCGCTCGTAATCCTTTTTAGTCATTGTTTGCCCTTTCTGTTTGGGTGTGGCTTGCGCCTCACTTGGTAATAACACTATAACAACAGTAACACAGAAAAGCAAGTTATTTCTATGTGACACTTGTCACACCCAAATGTTAGGCGACCCTAACAAAAACCAACGCTATCAACAGACAACGACTGTCCACGAACACACGCCGACTGTTCCCCCAACAGTCCCCGACTGCTAACCAACACACACAGACTGTTCACCACAAGGCAGAGTGCTAGCCAAATCACCCACAACTGCTAGCAATAGTAAGCACTCCCCCCTACCTAGAAAAAATAGGTACTGTCCCCCTGTGATGTGGTCGCCCATAATGTTAGTTATGTTACTTTTCCCTGTGTCCCCCCTATCTACTGGTAGGTAGAGAGTGGGCGCACGGGAACTGGGGGTGTGCCGAGGCATCCCCCCCCTGTATATATGTATTAGGACCGACTGATGGAATCACTCTTTTTGTGGGTGTGTGGTCGGGTGTGTGTTGGTGTGGTTGGTTGGTCACGTAGAGTGGTTGTTTTACGTTTGGTGGGAGCCGAAGGTAGTGGTTGGTCTTTCTGGTCAGCAGTATTTGTTTGGCAAAGAAAAAAGAAAAAAAAGAAATCAGCAATCTTGATGTCGTGATGTCATACTGTCTTGCTATCTATGCCAACAACCCGATGCGTAGCGAGGGGCGTTAGCCACCGAAGGTGGAACCAATCTTGAACGCTAGATGTCTAGTGGCTTCCCCCCACAGTTTAGGTACCAGAGTGATACCAGGGTCGCCGTAGCCAATTTGTTTTAGCCGACACCCGAAGTGTTCAATGAGATGACGTTCATTACGCTGCTTGAACCTCTTACACAATAGGGGTACAACCATCTTTTCCAGATGTACTTGATTGCAGGGTTCATCTACCCCAGTTCCCTGGTGTTCATTGCCCCGTACCTTGCAACAGGTATACAGCCGTGGGTGCCTTGCAATTTCCTAACTGGAAGGTCTTGCTGTGTTGTGTCTACAACTATACACGTTGTCTGTTATGATAACAATATGGCTGCAAAGAAAAATCCTTCCCGTAAACAACCCATTCCAGGTGGGGCAAACAAAAGCAAACCTAAACCTGTTGACCGTGTTGATGCTAGTGGTAACTCTTATTTTCATAGAACTACTCCTCCTAAACCGTATGTTCCTAATTTCAATGTTCCTCCTGGTACGCCGTGGAAAAAGAATTCTCCGTATAAACCTAAGTCGCCTAATCCGATGCCTAAGCCTTCGCCTATGCCTAAGTCTGCGCCTAAACCTGCACCTACAACTACTGCGCCTAAACCACCATCTAAGGGAATTTTGAAACCTACGGATAAATCGTCTGGTTCTTCTAAACAAAAAAAGATGAATAAGAAGTAATGATGAAGAAGGCTGTTTGGGATAAACCAAATCCAAAAAAGAAATCCACCCCGTTAACCCCTGGGCAGAAAGTTGTTGCGAAGGCTCGTGCTAAGAAGGCTGGTCGCCCTTACCCGAACCTGGTTGATAATATGGCTGCATCCCGAAACAAAGGAAAGAAATAATGCCACAAGTAGGAAAAAAGAAATTCCCATACACCGATGCTGGAATGAAAGACGCTAAAATGGCTGCTAAGAAGTCAGGCAAAAAAATGAAGATGGCTCCTAAAAAGAAGAAGTAATGGCTATTGAATATCGTGGCGAAAAGTTTGCTGGATACAACAAACCAAAGAAAACCCCTAACGCATCTAAATCTCACGCTGTTCTAGCGAAAGATGGTGACAAGGTAAAACTGATTCGTTTCGGTCAACAGGGTGTTCAGGGTTCTCCTGACGGGTCTGCCCGTAACAAAGCGTTCAAAGCACGTCACGCATCTAATATTGCTAAGGGTAAAATGTCTGCTGCGTATTGGGCTAACAAAGTTAAGTGGTAAAATAAAAACTACTAATGGGAACTAAACGAGCAGTTCCATTACAAGACAAAGCAAAGTTTTTTGCGTTGATTGCTTCTGGAAGAAACATTAAAGATGCCTGTGCCGAAACAGGGGTTCATTACAACACTGGTTCTAGGTGGGTGAAAAAGGCTAAGGAGTTGGAGGCTTCCCGTAAGGAGGCTACCCATAGGGCTTCTTCTGGTGCTGGTTCTGGTGGTAGGCAGTCTGTGGCGCACCATAACTTTATGGATGCTATTGATTTGCCGTCTGCTATTCCTCACGACCAGTTGTGTGAAAATGCTTTGAGGGGTTTGGAAGATTTTGATTTTTTCCGTAAGCATTATTTGGGGCGTGTTCCTTCGCCGTGGCAGGTTGAGGCTGCTTTGACTTTGATTGAATTGTTGGAGTCGGAGGAAAAGGAATTTGTTGTTTTGAATGTGCCTCCTGGTGCTGGTAAGTCCACGTTGTTTCACGATGTTGCTGTGTGGGCGATTGTGCGTAATAGGCGTGTGCGTGTGATGATTGGGTCTGTTTCTCAGAATATGGCGAAGATGTACTCACGCCGTATCCGTGAAACACTTGAACGTGTTGCTGCCATAGAACCAGACCCAATGATGGTAGAAAAAGGTTTGGCTGTAAACGCAGAAGGTTGTCTAACAATTGACTACGGCAGGTTCAAACCCGTAGACAAAGGTGCGTTATGGCGAGCAGAAGAATTCGTTGTTGAACAACTAGACGGCAACGGGCTAGATAACAAGGAACCAACAGTTCGTGCCTACGGTATTGAAGCAGAATTCATCGGACATCGTGCCGACCTGTGCTTATTTGATGACGTGTCTTCCCCTGATAACGCTCGTGAGTCCGTAGCCAGTTC